GGTCCCCTGCTGGGGCGGGGGGCGGCAAGTGAAGCTCAGGGCGACGATTAGGGACGTTCAAATGCTTGAGAATAGCGCCGCCGATAAGGCGGGGGTCCTCTTCATGGCGTCGGATGAAGCGCGGTATCAGGATCCGAAATACAGGAAAGAGTTTATCGGACGGATACTCCGGGCCATCGGGCCTGAGATTATAGCGTCGGCAGAGGCCGGCAAAAAACTTTTAAAGGAGGTTCAAGCATGAACAGGTTGGTATCGGTCAAGACGATCATTGTGGCGCTGTTGATTCTGGCCGTGGTTTTCTTCGTCTACAGGACGGAGGCGCGGTCAAAGGCGCTGGGGATGAACGAACAGGGACTGGCAAAAACCGATCAGGCCATTATCGGTTTGCTCAATTACAATTTGCAACAGGGGATTCTTAAAATCGATCCGCAGGCCCAAGTACAACCGGCCGCGCCCGCGCCCGAGAAGAAAGAGCCGGCCAAGAAAGCGGAGAAGTAAAGCATGGCTCCCTTCAACGCCGATGAAATTAAAGTCTCTAATTTCGAGGGCGTTTTCCCTTGTCGGAAAAAGCCGATGATCGTCCATGCCCTTCAGGTCAATTTTCCCGAAGGTTTTACCGTTACCTCAAAGGAAGGACTTCTCAACGGCAAGCCGGGCGATTATCTGATGTTCGGGATTGACGGCGAGAAGTATATCTGCGAAAAAAGCATCTTTGAGCGGTCCTATGATCGCTTAGGGTGGTAAAGCATGGCCAACGCCCATCTCGATCTCTTCCGCGTGAAGGTGGATATGCTGATGGAGCAATACGTTCAACGGATGAAGGTATTCATCGCGGAGAATCGTTTGATGGGGTCCGGCCTTGACGCGCTACGGGCGCAAAAGGAAAAGGACATCTCTCGCTGGAAGTTCAACCGGGACAAGCTCGGGAAAGAGATCAAGCGCGAAGTGGCCGGGCTGGTTAATAAGATTTACCTGACTGCGTATTTGGACGGATTAAAGCCGAAGGGGAAGCCGAGTGTTCAATAAGTGGTTTCGGAAGTTCAGGATCAGGAAGGTGTTTCGATATTCTCCATTCGGCAAAGTAGTTGCCGTTGAATACAGACTCGGGCGTTTCGTCTATCGGCTTTGGACTCCCGGTTATACGTCGATTCAGGATGGCCAGGGAGTTTTGGAGAAACGGTGATGCCGATCATCAATGAATCCGGCAAGACGATCGGGCGGAAATACCTTGAAGAAAAAGGTTCTAAATTCAAGGATATCAAGAAGGGGGGGGGACAGGCGGGTGAAGCTGTCCTTCAAAATGTTGTCCTCTCATCGAAGCCTTGCCCGGATTGCGCGGCCGCGAATGGCGAACAAATGACCTTCAAGGAATGGGAGGAATCGGAATTTGGTCTCCCCGGCTCTAGCGGTCGCATCTGTGAGGATGATTGCCATTGTATTCTCGTTCCCGTTGATCAGATAGATGGACTCCCCGAAATTGGAGAACAGATCAAGCTCCGGGGTGACAAGGATTCGGACATCGGCAGTGCCGTTGACATCGGGCCAAATGAAGCGAGCCTGAAAGAGGCGATGGACGAATGGCAAAGGCTCACAGATCAGAAACTACCTCCGGAGATTTACAAGATGGATTTCGAGGAAGTGGAGATTTATTTGAGAAAGAAAATCTCACAACTCGGGAAAGGCTAACATGGAAAAGTCTGTCGTAATCTCTGGGGTCAACGCAATAACTGCATCCCTCAGATCCATCCAGGAATTTCTCCGGGACACCCAGCCGATGCAGAACGTCGTCGATGACATTAAAGATTTGATAACGAATAAAACGGCGGACGGAAAGGATTATATGGGGAAGAAGTTTACTCGCTATTCCGCATCCTACGCCAAGAAAAAAGGCGTAGGCCGGGGCGATGTCGATTTGCGCGCCTCTGGGGCGATGTTGAATTCCATAATGGCGCGGGTGGATTCTCCGAAGCATGGAAGGGTTGAAGTTTTGAATAAACCCCTGATTGCTCAATACCATAATCAGGGCGGGTCGAAAGTGCGATTTCTTCCTGGGGCAAAAGTGATTGAGGGGGGGCAACCGCCCAAGCGGGAATTTATGAACATATCGGATTCTGCTTTGGGAAAACTCGTTAAGAAACATTTCGACGACGTAATTATGAAGATTTTAGGGAGACGCTAACGGGATGATCCCGAGCGAATAGATAGGAGGCAAAGCATATGCCAGACGACGAAAAAGGCGATGTCAAGACTGACATCAAAACCGATCCGAAGCAACTCGATTCGGACGAGAAAATTCTAGAACTTCTGAAAAACCCTGAAGAGGCTCTAGAGGCATTTCGCAAGATGCGAGACACAAAACGTGAGTCAACGGATGAGGCGAAAAAGCTCCGCCTCAAACAAGAGGCCGCGGACAAGGCCCAGAAAGCCAAGGACGATGCGGCGCTTGCCGAACAGGGCAAATTCAAGGAGCTGGCCGAGGGGTACAAGTCCGAAGCCGAGACCGCCAAAAAAGTGACGGCCAAGAAAATGGTTGACTTCGAGCTGAGGTTAGCCGCTATCCAGGCCGGGGCGCTCGATCCGAGCGATGTTCTGTCGCTCTGCAATCGAAGCGGTATCAAGATTTCGGATGACTTTGAAACGGTTGAGGGCGCAAAAGAGGCTGTCGAGGCCGTCAAGAAGGGAAAGCCTTATCTCTTCAAGGCGGAGGATGACAACTCTGCCGGCGCTCCCAATACGGATCGAAAACCCCCCATCAAGTCAACAATCTCTTCCTCCGATTCCCTCGGAATAACCGGGGTGGATCGGATCGCGGCGGGACTCGCGAAAAAGAAATAGTCCCGAAAGGTACAAATGTTCACACTAATTGAATACGCGAAGGGCGTGGCGGACGAAATCCTTCGCGGCGTCATCGAGGTGTTTGCCGAGGAGCCGCTTCTCGCAAGCATCCCGTTCCGTCCAATCAGCGGCAACGCGCTTGCCTATAACACGGAAAGCGTGCTGCCCGGAATCGCGTTCCGAGGAATCAACGAGGCTTACACGGAATCCGTCGGCGTCATCGTCCCGGCAACCGAAAACCTCAAGATCATGGGCGGTGATGCCGATACGGACAAGGCCCTGGTTCAATGGTTCGGCGCGTCCCGCCGGGCCACCGACATCGCGGCCAAAGCCAAGGCGGCCCGCCTCTACTTCCTCAAGACCTTCGTCGACGGCGACGAATCGACGACCCCCAAGGAATTCGACGGCCTCAATCGGAGGATCGGAACCGGCACCCAGCACATCCACGCCGACGGCGGCACCGGATCGGCGGGCCTCGCCTTGAGCGAGAACATGCTCGACCGGCTGTCCGACCTCATCGACGGGGATCCGTCCATGTTCATCATGGGCAAAGCCGTGCGGCGCCAACTGCACAACCTGTTTAAGGGCTCGACTCTGTTTGGCCTCACGGATCCCAACTACTTCGGAAAGCGCGTCGAAACCTTCAATGGCGTCCCGATCCAAGTCCTCGACAAGGACAACTCGGGGAACGAGATCCTCGCGATGGACGAAACGGAAGGATCGTCCTCCGGCATCGCGGGCTCGATCTACGCCGTGAAATTCGGCGTGGATCAATACCTGTGTGGCATCCAGACCGGCCCCCCGCAGGGGATCGACAAGGGCCTCTTGGAGACCAAGAACGTGTACCGGTACAACATCGAGTGGCTCGTCGGCATGGCGGTGTTTAACTCCCGGTCCGTTGCGCGGATCCAGGGCGTCCTCAAAGCCGCGAACGTGTATTAAGGAGACACATCATGAGTCAATACCCCATCACCATCGACGCAGAATTGACCCTTCGGACCTCGGCCCTTCAGGGCTCGGGCGCGGCCGCTAACACCGGCATCGCCGTCGGGCCCACGGGTCTGGTCAAGGCGCGGGTCGACGCGTCCGTCATCGCGGCCGGCGGAACGCTGGACGCCCACCTGGAGGAATCCGATACGCTCGGCTCCGGGTATGCGGACATTTCGGGCGCGACCTTCACACAGATCACGGCGGTCGGCGTTTCTGAAATCTTCTTCAAGGCCGCGAAGAAGTACGTCCGTATCTACGGCACGGTCGGCGTGGCGAACTTCCCCTGGGCGGCCTACATCGGCCAGGCCAACAAGTAAAGGACGGGCCGCTATGATCTACAAACTAAGGCATCCCGATCCGAGCAAGGCAGGGTTTACCGCGGGCGTGGATTTTAGCGGCGGCATCGGAACGACGAGCAGCTTGGAGGACGCAAACAGGCTGAGGGTCATGGCCGGGTGCGAGCTGACGATGATAGTTGACGGCGTTGAGAAACCCGTCGAGATCGTCGAGGAGCGGCACAAGGTCAGGTATCCGAACACGAAACAGGAACTTGAAGTCGGGCCTGTTATCCTCCGGGCGGTTGTCATCGAAGCAAAGAAAGACGAGGGGGGCGCAGCCGCGCCCCCTGTCGTTTCCCCGCCGGCAAAGGGCAAGCCGGGACGAAAGGCTAAGGTTAAACGATGAAAATAGCCATACTTACAGAGGACCAAGCAACGCAGGATCTGGCGTATCCGATTGCCGTCAATATTTGGGAGGCCGGATCACAGCTCACGCCGACGTCGGGGACGGTCACAATTAAGGACCCGGACGGCACGGCGATTGTCACAGCTGCTGCGATGACGCTCTCCGTCAAGACGCTGACCTATTCGCTCGCCGCCGCGTCCACGGCCACGCTTTGGGAGAACGCCAT